CTGGGTGTGTAGGATCAGCCGACCACTAATTGCGTCCCGACCACAGACGCAAAACCTGTCCGTTGTCGCAATTGACGGCGCGACACTGTACACCGTCTCGTCAAACCCAGAATCGAACACGCCGGTTGAGCTGGCGGAGTACACGTTAAGAGTTCCGGAATTGGCAGTGATCGGAATCAGTGCCGTGGAGGCCGCGATGGGGCTATCCAGCACTCCGAACACTTGCTGGGACGCTGATAAAAGGTTCTTAGGCGAGTGCTGTTGAACTGGATTAAAGCCGGCCTCGACTTGCTCCAATATCCTCCGAAGCCTTGCAACCTGAGCGGCGTCCAGTGCGAATAGATCGTCGGCCATGTCACGCCTCAAAGATAATCACATCAACTTGCAGCGTTCCGCTGGCGGCCTTGTAGCGAACCACGTCGGCAGTGCTTCCGAAGTTCACGATCGCAAACTGCTTCGGCTTTAGTTGCCAGAAATCAGGCAGTCCGTTCGTACTGCTCTTGATTCCCCAGTTCAGCGTTTTTCCTGTTGTCGTCGATTCCAGGTTGTGAAGAAACATCAACCCCTGATTTCCGATGCCAGTGATCGTCAAATCAGTTTCGGCAGTTGTCGCGGTGATTGCCGTATTGAAAACACCTTTCGATGCTTGCGGCAAATTGATCGTCCCTGGATTGTACTGCCGTTTGAGAGTTCCGTTTTCATACACGATGCTGTTCGTGATTCGCAATTCGTTTGCCATGATAAATCAAAATAGCTGGAGTGGTGTGAATGGAATCTCGCGGTAAAAACGAATGCGAGTGAATGTGTCGACGCCGGTTGTGTTCAGGTCGCCATTTGTTGTGAGCGGTCCAAGTCGTACCTCTCCTGATAAGAGCTTCTTTACACTCGGCAGGATCGTTGTTCCCCAAACGCTAGTTGGCTTACCGCCAGGCCAGTAATAATGTCCTTCATTTTTTCTCTGGATGTCCCATGTCTCGAACCTGAAAACAAGCGAATACGATAGCTCGAAATAGAACTGGACATTCGGGTTGAACTTGCGCACCGCGGTAACTGGCTTCAGTCGATATTGTCTTGGTGTCGCTCCGTCGAAATTATCTGAGTTGACGCAATTTGCGAGGATCATCAATGCGTAGCGGTTGATTGTCTGTACGTTTTTCCGAACATGCATAACCGGGTCCGCGTAATCCGCTTCTGGCTGCGGGTCGAACAACTCGCCGTTCGGTGCGTACAACCCAGCTTCCCAACCACCATCAGATGGCGGTCCTATTGGATCGTTAAATATTCCCGGGATAGCGATGCGACGTTCCTCGAAGCCAAACGTTATGTCAGGCGGTTCGAGTAGCGGATTGTCAATTGCCGTAGGCTCATCCTGACCGGTATCCGTCGAATACTTGACAGCCACCTCCCACTCATCAACAGCCAACTGGGTAGCGACTTTCTCAACTACAACCGCGGAATTGTCCGAGTCGTTGCCTGCGACGTATATCGCCCCAATTGCTGGAATTCCGAAAGCCGTGCGGACGATCGCCGGTCCATCCTGCTTGTCGTCCGTGTGTACCTTGTAGATGACGGTGTATTCTTTTTTGTCGAGGTCGATCGTTCCCTCTCGACCTTCTGCGGATATTCCACGAACTGATGCGGTCATAGCGGCGCCTTCCCGAGAACAACCGGACGCTGCCGTCTAAGGTACGCTAGGTGTGCCTCCATCTTCTTTTGCAACTCGATCTGCTGCTTACTGCCGCCTACCACTTGATTCAGTTCGCCACGCCCCATTGCCGTGGCACTTCCTGGGAGCTGCATCTGGACGGCGCGCATCTGCTCGGCCGGACTGATCTGCGACGCCAGCGATCCAGTGCCGGCAAGTCGCCTATCGGCTTCCGCGAGGTTCTTGCTCCACCAGTCGGACACCGATGCCGACTGGCTTATTCCTCCACCCATCAACGCCTGCGCCGCACGAATCGCGTTCGTGTCGATTCCAGCCATTCCGCCGGCTGTTCCCGCCGCGAAGCTGATGAGCTTTCCAAGATGGTCGAACAGCTTTGCCAAAACACGGATCTTGCTTTCGCTTCTTTCCAATACGTCCAGAAGTCCGATGCCAAACGCCAACACCTGCTTGCCGAGTCGTGCGCTGATCTGAACCGATATCCCTTCCATTACAGTACCGATTCTTCCCAACGCGTCGTTCGCTTGCTCGATGGCTGATGCGTCAATCTCCGACAAATTAAATCCGAATCGTTCCGCGAACTCAGCCGACTCCCGCAGTACATCGGCGCTTGAGGTGAATGTCGGAAGCAGTTCCATTCCTGTCCGTCCAAACAGCTGGAACGCCGCGGTTGCTCGCGCTCCAGAACCCTCGATTCTGCTGATCGCGTCAACGATTGCGAAAAACGCATCCTTGGCGCTCATATTCCCAAGCTCTCCGACGGACAGGCCGAGGTTTTCGATTGTGGCGGTCGCTCCCTTTCCTGTTGTCGCCGCCTCAGAAATTGTCCTGACCATCTTCTGCAACGCACGGTCGGTAGATTCGGCACTCACGCCCGCTTCGCCTAATGCGAACCGCAAAGTCATCAACTCACCAGTTGCGATTCCGATACTCGCAGCCGCCTTACGAGCCGCGTCGATTCGTGCGAACTGCGACACCACGCTTGCAAGTCCGTCGCGAAGAGTATTCGATATGGCGCTCGTAATTTTCATCGCTGCTGACGCGGCCAGAATCCCCGCTGTCGCCGCCCCGAACGTCGGCAATGCCGCGGCAAACGCAGTCCGTATCGCAGAAGTCTTTTCTTTGACAAGTTCGGCGACTGGGATTGACTTGTGATATTGCGCCGTAACGCCTGCCAGTGCCTTGTCGTACTGCCCAACGCTCAATGCACCGAGCTTCTTTAGTGTGTTCAGTTCTTCGACTTCACGTGCGTAGCGTTCTGTCGATGTTTCGAGCCCACGCATGATTACGTTGGCTCGTGACATTGCACCGCTCATTCCGTCGAAGCCGGCATTAAGTGCGTTCAACTCCCCGTCGCAAGCGGCGATCGTTCGTGAATATTCCGCTGTTGTAATAAGACCAATCTGCATCGACCTAGCGGCCTCGCCCATGGTCTTGGCGATAGCGTCTGACCTAGCAGTGAAATCGTTTACAGCCGACGCACCGCGGCGCATGCCTTTTTCAAAGCTTTCGGTGTTTGATCTCAGGTTAACGTCGATCGATTTAGCGATTGCCACTTAATGCTCGTCGTAATGCCAATTCCATATCTTCAGGATCTTGCTCTTTCTTGGACAGATAATCGTCAGGAGACCGTGGCCTTTGAGACTGACCCTTGTTGGCGTTGAAGAACTGTGCCAGCTGCTGAGCGATAAGCCCGTCCGTGTAGTCTTGACCAAAACGGTGAATCTCAAAATACGCAATCCACTCCGCGAGTTGGTGCGACGTCAACAACGAGAGAAGGTAGTCAGGGTGTGGGCAGCCGATGGCAAGACACAAACGAAACGCAAACGAACGCACCGGCTGCCGCCTCAGTTTCCCTCGAGTTCCTTGACATCTCGCTTGCTCATACCACTTACACGGCAAGCAGCCTCGAACAGCCTTTCAACTGCCTGCGCGTTTTTCCCAATCAACGCTTTGATTTGATCTGGCGTCCCGAATGGAGACCCGTCATCGCTCTTGAGCGTTCTCTGAAGAACGTCTGCTCGAAACGCTGCGGGGTCTGTTGACGCATCAGTTTTTGTCCATCGCTTTTCAATTTCACTGCGTTCCGTTCCAGTCATGCTGACTACGCGAATCGACGCGCTGCCCCACTCTGGAATAATCACGTCTAAACGCTGCGCGTCGTCCATCGCCAATACCTGTTCGATATTCACCGCTTAGCCTCCACGGTCTGTTAACCTGATTCTTGCTCAACTAGCCGTCGAACTTCCGACACGTAAAGATCAATCGCCTCGCCTTCCGCTTGTTCGCCGGCATTTCGCATTACCCATTGCCCGCGAATCTTTCGAGCTCGTCGAAGCTGACGAATTGTGAATTCCGCTTTCCTGTAAGTCTTTACTTTTTCCTGCCTCGTGCGTTCTTCCTTTTCAGCAAACGCACCGAATGGCGAGTAGTCCTTGTATTGCTGGAGTCGGCTTTTTTCTCCGAACGGCCTTCCAGTAGCGAGATACCCAAACTCGACAAATCCACCGTAGAACGCTTTCTTTCTGTCCGTTCCTGATTTGTTTATCTCTTTTTGAGTAACGCGAAAACCGACTCTTACTCTGCTGCGCTTCATAGCCCGCACGGTTAGCGACCTACGAAACGCACCCGAGCGAACTGGGGATGTGTTCTTCGCATTCGCGAGAACCAGCTTAGACCCAGCTCGCAGTGCCTTCGCAACCACTGGCCGAGCCTTCTTGCCAAGTGCATTGAGCATCCTGGTAAGCTCTTTGTCGCCTTTGATTACGAATACGGCTCGTGCCATATCACGTCGTGTATCCCGGCTTGCCAGATACCCGTAGCGTCACGTCCATTGTGATCAAATCGTCAAGCGGGACTTGCCGGCCGATGCTCTTGACCCACCCAGAAAATGCTGTCGCAGTCCCCGCCGAACTCCCGCGGTACATCGTGAACGTCTTCGCACTTCGCTGGCCGTGGTAATACGCCAATCGCTTGTGCGTCAGCTGCGTTGTGCTGTATGCCAGCTGGAACGTTATCTCACCAGGATCGATCAAGCCTGGCGTGTTCGTTCGGAAGTTGCTCGACGAATCGAACGTGGTCGTGTCCACGTCGTTCGCGTCAGTCCCTGGCCCGTCCATGACGCCGCGGATCCACGCAAGATTCGTTTCGCCAGTTGTCGTGGTCACGGCGAGAATCGATCCATAGCCGATGTCTTTTCCCATTGCTTAATCCCCTTTAGGTGGAGTACCACACATTGACCGAGTACGCGACGACATGAGCCCCCTCGTCCGAATCATTCGCGAACGGAGCGTAATCGTCATCCTTGTCACGAACGAAAATCCCCTTCGCTGTGACGTTTCCCATTGTCCCTTTGAACCCGTGTAGCCTCCCCTTGATCGCATCGGCAATCGCTTGAGCGCCGGCCTCATCGTCGTCCACACATTCCAGGTCCACAAACGACTCATGGATTCCCCCGACGCCATCCATCGTCAACTCTTCGTTGTCCGTTGTCACGCGATACCAGACGTACGGCTTCGACGATTGCTGGGGTGCGTCCTTGTTGTAATGACACCGCGTTCCAACCAGACCGGACACGGTCGTCGTGCCAAGCACGAGCGTTCGCAAGTCCTCTGGCATGGTGCTCATTCGATGCTTCCTTGCTCAATCTTTAGGTGTTTCGATGCAACGGCTTCACGAATAATGTCTGCAATTTGTCGAGCGCGTTTGTTTAATTTCCAGCCATCGACAAACACCACTGCACCGCTCATTCCATGCATATATCGAGGCTCGCCAGCATACGACCAATCCTTGCTACGCAAGCCGTGCTCGGTGGCATACTGCCTCGCAGCACGTATGTTAGCTGCGACAATCCACACGTTCATCGCTCCTCCCCGCACAACAACTTCAGCTGCCGATTCTCCAGGTCATCATTGACAATCGATCCGACGAACAGCCAGCGACTCCCGAACACAACCGCACGCCGCGATCCGCCTGTGGAATCGAGCGTCGAGTTGTAGTCGACCGTCACGCGGTGGCTCGCACGTGCGTATAGCTGCCGTGCGATCGTCAGTTCGTCGCCACTGAGATGCTCGATCTTTGCTCGTGTGGTGATACCTCGTTGCCAGGCTGTTGTGCTGGACGACAACTGGCCAAACGAATCGTAGGCCGTGGTCGAGCTTTCTATCTTGTGTTCGCGGATCTCGACGGTATGCCGCATCTCGCCGGCTGGGATGCGTCTGGCCATCACGCGTACCCTCCCCCCATGTCCTCGGAGTACAGCAACGCGTCGATCCCAAACTCAATCTCTTTTGAGATAGTCCCCTGCAGTACCGCTTCACGATTCCGATACCAGTGAGCGACCACCATCCGAACGGCTTGCTTGATGTGCTCGGGAACGCCCGAGCTGACCGTACTGTGGCCAGCCACGTAGGTGATTGTCGCACTGTTTAACTGCGACCTGGTTGCCGGCCATGTGGCGTTGTACGCTTCGCCAATTGCTCCAGGCTGGTCGCCTGTGCTGGCCACGTAATCCGTGCTCGGCAGCGTAGTCGTCGTGCCATCCGTGGCGACGTACGAAATCGACGACACGCTTTTGAGCGGCGAACGAACCGGACGAATAAGTCGGCCGGAAACGTATCTCCGGTCGTCGAAGCCTATCATCTTCATCGTCCGAGTCTGCGTCACGAAGCACCGTTGCGTCTTGTCCTCGAGCATCCGCGTAGCCGCTTTGATGTGCGACGTAATCAACGCATCATCAGCAGTGCTCGACACGTTCAGATGCAGCTTGGCGTCTGCCAGTGTCAAGGCGAGAGTCGTCGGAGCTGTCGTCAGGTAATCAGCCATTTGCCAACAGTGTCTCCACTTTCCGCAGCTTCGCCTTCACCGGCAACTCGCTGTCGAATACCCGCTTTGTTCCGTCACCCATCGCGGCCTCGACCACGCGGATGTCACGAACCATTTCCTTAAATCCGTGCGGCTCGACGCTGGCGCTCTGGTCACTTCCGTATGACGACCTGTCCAGTGTCAAGTGTCGTTCAACCACGCACGCACCGAGTGCCACGGCCGCCACGGTTGTCTGCAATCCGACCTCGTGTCCCGAGTAGCCGACGAGACAGCCGTACCGCTCGCGAAGCATTGGAATGCAACGGAGGTTCAATTCTTCCGTCTTGGACGGGTAGGTTGAAGTGCAGTGCATGAGAATGAGCGGATTGCCAAAGCTGCGGATAAACGCAACGGCCGCGTCGATTTCCTCGATTGTTGACATGCCTGTGGAAAGCAAGATTGGCTTGCCTGTCTCGCAGGTCGCGGTCAGCAGGTCGCGGTCAGTGATCGATGCGGACGCGATTTTGTAACACTGAGTGTTGAATTGCTCGATGAACGCGACGCTTGGACCGTCCCAGCAAGAAGCGAACCAGGGGGTGTCCATCATGCGGCAATGTCGGTCGATTGCCTCGTACTCGTGATGACCGAACTCCAAGCCTTCCTTCTGCTGCCGCGTGGTCGTACCCCACGGCGACTCTCGCGGCTTGTCCAGTTCTTCTTTCGTGTAGCACAGGTCGACGGATCGCTTTTGGAATTTGACGGCACTTGCGCCGGATTCCTTCGCGGCGTCGATCAACTGGAACGCTAGGTCGAGAGAACCGTTGTGGTTGATTCCATTTTCGCTTAGAATAAAACACGGTAATCCATCACCAACGGGAGTGTTTCCAATAATGACAGGATTCATAAGAGCACGTGATTTAAGTGGGATGGTGTTTGGGTATTGGACAGTACTAAAGCGCGTCGATAACGATAAATGGGGGACTGCCAGGTGGCTTTGCAGGTGCAAATGCGGAGTGGAGTCGGCTGTGCAGTCTGGGCAACTTGTGCGCCGCATAAGCAATAGCTGTGGATGCTGGAGAAAAGAAAGCACAGCACAACGATTCACTCGTCACGGAATGGCTCGCTCCACTATCTACCATCGGTGGGAGGCCATGATCGACCGCTGCCGCAACAGCCAATGCTCGAACTACAGAAACTATGGTGGACGGGGAATCGAGGTGTGCGAGCGGTGGCACGACTTCGCCGCTTTTTATGCCGATATGGGCGACCTTCCGAAAGGCGGGACTCTTGACCGCATCGACAACGACGGACATTACGAACCGGGCAATGTGCGATGGGTGACGCACAAGCACAATCAACGAAACAAACGCACGAATGTGGTTATAAATTACCAAGGTAAAGACATGTGCCTTATCGAGGCTGCGGAGCATGCTGGAATTAGCCCGGACACTCTCGGATCGCGGCTTAGACGCGGGTGGCCAGCAGAACTTGCGTTGACCGCCCCAAAGGGATTTAGGCCGCCTAGTGTGAAAAGACGTCAGACACCAAAGAACGCTCGACTTGTACAAATAAATGGCGAGACAAAGTGCGTAGCTGATTGGTGCCGATGCCTTGGAATCAGCGTGAACACCGTAAAATCTCGCGTTAGAAATGGAATGACTCATACGGATGCAATCAACTCCCTCGCCTCGCGAAAAGAATCGACCAGATCCGCGATTACGTAGCACGCATGCCCGTCCCCGACCTTCCGTCCGCCGATGTCAATTTCCATTGTCTAGCCTCCTGATAATCGCCCTGTCCAACTTCACTTCACACGAAGCGCCGTAGTCCTCCACAAACTCGTCGACAGCCTTTTTGGCACCACGGCACGACCCACAACCATAGTCGTCATTCAGTATCACACCGCCCGGAACGAGCAACGGCCAGCACCACTTGAGCGCGGCGATTGTCGATAGGTACAAGTCGACGTCGATGTGCGCGAATCGAATCCGCGGCGATACTTCGGCAGACTGCGGAAACGTACCTGGAACAATAGTTGCGTTGGCCTCTGGCTTCAGGTAGTCCGCCACGTCTTTCAAGCTCGTATCGCCAAAGTCCTTCTCTCGGTGGTAGTCCACTCCGACCGTAATCATCTCCCGTGGCATTCCGTAAAACGTGTCGAACAGGTAGACCGTCGAGTCCGGAAGCAACTGACAAATCAACTTGGCTGTCTCGCCTCGATGCACGCCGATTTCGACAGCGTCCCCCTCAATGCCGGCCACTTCCCGGCAGCACTGGCGAATCAGCCGATCTTGAAAAATGTCGATCGTCACGTCCCTTACCATCCGAATCCAAAAAACATCGAATGACCTTTTACGGCCGGAAGAACATTTTCTCGATGTATCACAACCTGAGTTGGCGTAATCTCAATTTTCGTGATTGGCCACTCGCCATACACAACGCGACCTTCGCTTTGAAGAACCGCCCATGCGCCAGACATTATTCGCCCGTCCGGGTCGGCGATTGCTTTCACCTCCAACTTTCCGTCGCCTGCCTGTTGGGTCATGTCCGCCTCGCGAAGTATGTTAAAAAATTCCCCGGCCATGGCGGAGACACTCTGCTCGTGTCGTGCCAACGGGCCCAGTTGCCTTGCATGGCATACCGCTGTGGAAACGGGAACGTCAGATTGTCAATCGTGAATCCGCAGTCACGCAGCATCCGCGAACAGCTTTCTAGTGTGAACAGGCTGATATGGGTCGGGTCGTGCAACATGCGGTAGTTCGCACCAAACCGCTTGGCACATGGCGATCCGAAGTCGGGAGTTCCGAGAATCAGATGCCCACCGGGATGAAGGATTCGGTGAAAGTGATTCACGACGTAGAGTGGGTCAATCAGATGTTCAATCACGTGATTTGCGATGATCACGTCAAAGCTCGACGGTGACGCCTGGACTATGTCGTCGTACACAATGACGTCTGACTTCCTCAGCTTTTCGATCGCCTCCGGCGACACCTCGACAGCTGCCTTGCATGGAACCACAAGTTCATTCAGTAACCACCCGGGACCGGAACCAAAATCGAGAACTGAGATTGGCTTGAGTCCATTGACGAACTGGATTATTTCCTGGCTGTCCGAGACAAACCGAGCACGCTCGTCTTCGCTGTCACGATTACGAACCACGCCATCCGGGTCCGTCTTGATGCCCCAGTAGCCGGCATAGTCGGAGCGTCCTTGCCGCACGACGTAATAGTCCTGCGTGGACTCCCGCCGGCCGCACGGCGCCCAGTGCTCTTTAATTCGTGATTGCGTGGTGACTACCACAACGTAGCTCCAACATTTGTTCAATCAGCGGAATGTCGCATGGCTCATCCAACTGGAACGAATCGAGCGGGTGCATGATGTACGGTTCAACGTGCCCGCCAATCCGCATGCCGTGCATTTCCATGACTCGCGGTCGAAACACGTAGATACTGCCATTCTCCTCTAGTGTTCGCGATCGGCTGAGCTGGCGAGGCGTCCGCTGGTAGGTCGCACGCACCCGCATTCCGTCCACCTGCGACCATGTATACCCCTCAACGATTCGAGCCGAGAACACGGAATCGGCTTGCGTCTCACGTAGCAGCCTGATTGCGTTGTCGATATCGTCCGGCTGGCGAACTGGCGATGTCGCCTGCAGAAATACAATCGCCTCGCTCCTGTCGCGGTCGAAACCCTGCATCCAGTCGATAAGGCACGATTCGCTACTTGCCGTGTCCGTCGCTGTCTCCGGATCTCTCCGCCACACCTCGGCGCCGCACGCACGAGCGACTTCCGCAATCTCGTCGTCGTCCGTAGATACCCAGACTTCGCCGATAAGCAGACTTGCTTTCGCCTGCTCGATACTCCAGGCAATGAGCGGCTTGCCGGCGATCGGAAGAATGTTTTTCTTCGGAATGCCTTTGCTGCCGCCACGCGCTGGAATAATGCAACGGATCATCGCTCGGCTCGCACCAAGCCAGTCTGCCGGATCTTGGTGTCACGCTGCGGGTCGTACACGCGAGCCGCCTTGATGTCGATCAGCTCCTTCGCTTCCTTTTCCGGAAGGTCGAGTAGCGTTCCCTGGAAAGCGTTCCCCTTTGGTCCGCACATGACGGTTTGCATAATTACCTTCATACGTTCCTCGTTCCTTGAAACTTGCTTGTTGAATTTGAGTGGAGCGTTCATTTACCCATTCCTCCGCCTAACCATTGCTCGTCGTAATTCATTCCTTCCAATGCACCCGCCAGGAAAATCGCCTCGTCGTGGGACTGCTGTTCGCGCTGCTGCGCCTGAGCGACACGACCATTCAGTTCGTTCCGCCGAGCCTGGAACTTTTTGAACTGCTCGGTCGTGTGGTAGCCGTATATGCAGGCCGCCTTGAGAATGTCGGACTGCTCGGGGATGGTCGCCTTGATGCCTTTACCCTCGGCGATGCCAATCCAATATTCGACCGACGGCCGCTGGCGAGCGTATTCACTGGTGAACCATCCCACGTGACCGGCGCCACGCAGTCCATGCTGAGCCATGTCGACGCCCCACATGCCAATGTCGCTTACTGGTGTGCCGGTTTCGTGTTCGTAGATAGCCAGTGCGACCATGAGCGACACCGTGTTCGTGAGATACTTCCGGCCGGCATAGTTCGTGAAGTGTTCGAGGATCGGCCCAAGCGGATACTGAACGCCTCCATTGAATTCCGCTGGCGGTTTGTCACGTAGGTACACGGGGCGATACTGCTTTGCGAGCCACGGGTAATAGTCGCCGTATTCCTTGGCCTTCGTCAGCTCGAGGTCGTGCAGCTCGAACTGCCTGTCCCATCTCGGAACCTCGTTGGCATGACCTAGCGTGTTCAGGATCCAGACTTCCCATTCCGGATCGCCGTAGGGTGCCAGTGCGAAACTGGACGGTGCCTTGCCAATGATCGCGATCTTCCGCGGAACCAACGGAGCCTGTGGCTGGGGAGTCGCCGCCTGGTCGACTGGCTGCGACTGGATTACCGCACGCTTTGCCTTTTCCTTTTGCTTTGGCTTTCGCTTCTTCACAACGGAACGTTTTCGTTTTCGCGGAACCGCCGCGACGGTAGCCTCCACTTCGGACATATAGCCTCCTGGTTGATTACGTGGTCCGCGGTGCGGCGATTGACGCACCGGAATAGGTGCCGACGATTCGGTAGGTCGCTGTGGTCATTCCCACGAGTACCACCCCACGCAATGCCGACGTGGCAAGCGTGATCTGATTGCCGCCTGTGGTATCGAAGCTGACGCCCGTGGATGCCGGCGAGATGATCGCTCGATGCGTAACGCCGGACGATGTGTGCGTGAGCGATAGGTACTTCGGCACACCGACCAGCGGGTTTGCGATCAGGAACGTCGGTCCGGCTGTTGTTCCGGTGACGAGCGTCAGACCGGACGCGGTAATCGTGGCAGCGGAAGTCGCCGCAGTTGGCACAGCGACGGTAAGTGACCCGCCAGTTGCAACGTTAACAGCCCCGCCACTTTCAACAGTGATTGTCCCACCGCTGGCGACGACAAGTTCATCACCACCCTGCTTGCGATAGACTTTGCTTGCATAAGACATAGTCCAGTTCTCCTTTGTTTCCGTCGCTTTTGGTCGGACATCCCAGGCGACGTAGGCTTAGCCCCGGAGTTTCGTCGTGTTCGGTCGCCGCGGCTGGAGGCTAAGCCACCGCGGCAACCACTGGCCGTCAGGCGCCAGCATGAGGTTGCTTAGGTGGCGCTGCTCGGCGAGACAACTCGCTTGATTCCGCCGGTGGCGACAGGGACACCAGCGGTCGAAGCAAAGGAGCCAACCATCGAGCGGACGCCGTACTTGAACGCCAGTAGCCGGCTTGGCGTGGCGGAGCTGCTCGTGAGAGTCGCTCCGATCCAACGTTTCTTTGGCTTGTACACGTCGGTGATCAGGACCGAGTTGTCTGCCGCCGTGGACGCGTGCGTGTGAGTAGACGCACAATTGACGAAGCTCGTCGTCGAGGCTCCGGCCTTGAGTGCCAGACTCCACAGACGTACGGCAGTCGTTCCAGGAACGCCGATAAACAAGACGCCTTCGCAGTTCGTCGTGTCGACCTCAACGGCACCCTCCGCCGTGGAGAACCCAACACTCCGCAAGTCGATCATCCGAGAAAGCTGACCCATATCTGATACCTCCAAAAGAAATGCTGTGGTGTGAGAATGAGCCAGGCTTAGGCAGTTGTGGAAACGCGACTGAACGCTTCGGACAAGACCGGCATCCCATCCGTCTCGAGCCGGCCGATAAATCCGACCTGATTCGTAGCCGCGTACAGTTCGTCGAGTCGCTGCAGTTCAAACCGCAGCGATTCGGCGATCCAGTACCACTGGAAATCACCGATGATTCCTAGGTATTGGCTCGCGGTGAACGTCGACGGTGCGTACTCGGACATCTCGTACGGGACTTCGAGGATCGTGTCCGGCGCACCAGACAGACCGGCAGTCCAGAGATATTGGCCCGAGCCGTCCTTTAGCTTGCGGATGTTGCGAACCACCGTCCGATGGAACACCCAGCGAAGATTCGCGGACGCCATGTACTGGGACGCCAAGTTGTATTTGGCGTTGATCAGTCCGTCCGCCGTGAGATTCGTGGACGTGTTGTCCGTCGAGATATCCCGGTCGGTGTTGATGCCGGCCGCACTCGCCGTGAAGACGCCGAGAGGCTGATTGGCACCATTGCCGGTCAGGTAGCCCTTCTCCTCAGTCACCGCGAACTTGAACAGCAGTCGATCGCGGACCAAGGATTCAGCGGGGATCGCCGCACGTCGCAGCAGGGTCTTGCTGACCTTGATCAACTTGCCAAGCGGATGCGGGTGGAGGTTCCGCTTGCCGGTCGCCATCGCGGTGTCTTCACTTCCGACCGCAAGTTCCGTGGTCCAGTCCGCGTCTGCGGGGTCCGTTTCAAGAGATGGAATCCCGACAGACTCGGCACTGGTCAGAGGCAGCACGGTCGAGATGGACCGCATGAAAACCCGCTCGTCCAGGCCGATGATCAGCCGTGCGACGAATTCTTCCGGCATGACCAGCGTTCCGCCGCTGGCGTCAACGTCCATCTGCAGGGCCGCTCGTTCGCTGCCGTTCAGCGAGTTGGCTCCAGTTGAGATGAACCGTCGAGCCGCGGAACGAACGACACCCAGTTCCGTGGAACTGTTGTAGATCTTGATCAGTTCCTTGAGTGCCTCTTGCCGGCTGGCACCCATGGCGACCGAGGATTCAAGATGCTGGTAAATCCCCTTGATCAGTTCCTTTTGATCGGCGACGGCATTCGACGGAATCGGGTTGTTCGTCGGGTCCGCTCGCCGAGTCGTGGGATTGCGTGGCTGCCGGCTTTCGGCTTCCAACGCGGCCAGGCGTTCGGCTCGCTTCGTAGTCGCGACGTGTGCATCACGTTGGGCGCCAAGCTCGTCAAGCGTGGTTTCCATCCGAGTCCATTCGGCGGTTTCCTCTCCGGTGAACTCGCGATTTTCAGACAAAGCCTTGTCGTTCAAGGCTTTCATTTTCGCGTAGAGGTCGACGCGGGATTCCGCGATTTCGTGCAGGGTTGGCATTGCTTGGCTCCGTGGAGTCCAGCAGTGCCACCGCCAAAAGAAAAACGCCGGCACTGGATGGACATGGATTTGGTTTCCATGCCGGTCCTGCACCAGCATTCGCTGTGTCGGGCCGAGCTATGTCGAGTTGTGTGTTACGTGTGCATTCAATCCTGAAGGTGGGTCAAACTACCAGCGCATAAAAAAGCCGCCCCGAAGGACGGCTTAGTGGTTGATGCGGACGCTGTACGGACGCTGCGGATTATGCTTCCTGAAGTTCTCGATTTACGATCCGTTCCAGTTCAGATAGCCGGCCGCGAAGTTCGGCGTTCTCGTGGCGAAGCTTGTCGTTCTCTTGCCGCAGCCGTGCGTTCTCATCCGCGAGAGATTCAGTTCGTTCAGTGAGATTGCCGACGTCCTTCGTGAGTTGGGAGACGACTCGTTCGTGTTCCTTGCGAGGAATTGGGTTTTGACGCTCCGCTGTTGGTTGCTTCGCTTCGCTTCTGGACTGCTGCTCGTTTTGCAGTGCCTCGGCCAGCAAGTCGCGGATCTTCGCCTTGCCCCACTGTTCCTTGCTTGGGAAGTGCTTCAGCATCGACCGTGCGTTGAAGAACGAGATTCCGAAGTCGCCGAGCTTCTGGTCTAGATGGTCCTCCATCGCGTCCGCGTCGTGCTTGTGGAACGCGATAAATTCCACGTCGTCCGCGATGACGTCGAGCAAGACGACTCGCTCATATAGGCTTTCGTTGCTTGTTGCAATCAGCCGATCGACTTGAAGCATCAGCTGTTCCCACTTCACGTTTTTCTTTGCCATAACGCCTCTCCATTCGTTTTGAGTACGGAACTAAAAAGAGACACTCACGACAGTACCGCTTCCTCTTGGCCACGTGATCCGCCGCGGTAATTTCGATCAGGCCGAGACAGATGGCACATTTGCCGTACATCGCGCACCGATTTGCGGCGGGAGTTTAACTTGCAACACCCATTGATTCACTTAGTCACTGCAACACGTGGCTTTTTGTTTTCTTGGCCTTGCAACACCCATTGATTACTTCACCCACTGCGACAAGGCAGGCGAAGGGATGACCAGAAAGCAGAAAACCTTGCAACACCCATTTATTCCTTCGGTCACTGCGACGTCGACAATCGCGACAGGGGATCGGCAGAGACTTCCTTGCAACACCCATTTATTCCTTCGGTCACTGCGACGAGGACGTCGGCGGGGCTTTCACCAGGCGACGATTTCCTTGCAACACCCATTTATTCCTTCGGTCACTGCGACGACGGAGCGGGACGGTGTGGTCGCAGCGGTCCTGCCCCTTGCAACACCCATTGATTACTTCACCCACTGCGACGGCACCATTCACAACTCCAGTCGCCGCAATGAGTAAAAACACCGCTTGCGAGAGGTGGCGAATTTATGCCGCGTCCTGCTGCTTTTTCTTCCTACCACTCGCATCACACTTGCGAATCTCCAAATGTACCCCAGCGTCCTTGCACTTGTACTTCAGCATCGTCGCAACCTGCGACCAGTCCCATCCAGTCGAATCGTGACGCCCGGGAATCTTTCCAGCCTTGGCGAGAAACCGCGAGTCCCGCTTGTCGCCCATCGGCTGCAGGAACACGAGCCGAGCGATTCCGTTCTGCACGCAGTGCTTGACAACCGCGGCGGTCGCGTTGTGGTTCGCTGTCTTGACGAAGTCCTTCCACCCCTCGGAAAGCTTTGTCACGCCAGCAAGAGCCCTGTCGCTGCCGTGTCCCTTATTGGCTGACCCGGCATATCGATAGTTCTCTTGCCGTGACCATCGGGAAGTAAGGAGCATCTTGCGTTGATTCGACACGTACTCGCCGCGTCCGCCGAACCATTCGTATCGTCCGTTGTGCCACAGAGCCCAAGGCGAATCGCGAGTCGGATGCAGTGTTGCCATGCCTTTCGCCTTCGGTCGTTTCTTTGATTCTCCGTTGTCGTTGTACGCAATCAATGCAAACCACTTACGGCGGCCGGAATGGTACACAAGAGACGAACCGCAGAACTTGTACTTACCACTCACAACACGCTGCAGGATTGATAGACCCGAGCCACGTGCCTTTAGTTGCACGGTGTCCTCGATACTGACGGCTGCCTTGGATTCCCGAGGAATCCGCGTCAGATTGATCCGTAGCGAGTAGTTCGTGAACTTACCGTCAACCGCCGTCATCGGCTTGCAATTGCTGCTGTCAAACGGGACAGGCTGATCGTGGGTGCTGTTCGGTCGACCCTGCCGATTGAGAAGTACAGCGATCCAGATATTCCAGCGACCGTCAACGTCCTTGCCGGTCATTCGCTTGCTCGTGATCTGCAGCAACAAATCCTTGACGCGGGAATGAACTCCTGGGAATCGATCGTTCAGCTTGCGGCGGATGAGCTTGGACAGCTCGGACGGCATGCAGTTGACCGTCAGCTTCGGCTTAGCTCGCTTCGTTTCCTTGTTCCTGAAAGCACGTAACGCTTCGGCGAACTCACGCACCTTGACGTCATTTCCTTTCGTGACGTGCCAGCATTCCCACTGCTGCCAAACCACGTTCACGATTTCGCGGCAGTCGTCAGCGATTGTCCGCCACCGTTCGCGTGCCGCCTTCGGATCGCCTTGCCAGCCAACGATTTCGTAGCGCATCGTTTTGACGGTCATTCAACACCAATTGATTATCCAC